CCGCCATTGCCGAAGCGCGAGCCGCCCTGCCCACCGTTGGGTGCGGCATTGGCCAGGTTGCTGGAGCCGTTCCAGACGCCTCCCAGGGCGAGGCCTATGCCACGCGCCCTGGACATCTGCCCGACGCCGCCTGTGACCCCCTGCAGTCCCCTGTTGAGGTCGTTGATGGTACGCGTCAGGGCAGAGATCGCGTCCTGGGCCTGATTGAACCCAAGAAGCGAACCCTGCCCTGCTACGGTGCTCTCGCCGGTCTGGCTAGTCATTCCCTGCCTCAGCAAATCGTCTGTGTCGCTGCGCCTTAAACCACGTCATCCAGTGAATGCGTTCGCGCACGGTCAACCGGCGAATTTCGCTGAGGCTCCAGGCCGGACTTAGTTCGACTAGTTGCTCGTATTCGAAGTACGTGTCGTGATAGTTACAAGCCCTGAAACAGGTCCCCCGCTGAGATCATCAGGGGGACCTCCTTACCGCACGAATCGTGCAGGAACTTGACATCATTGTACTGAGGGCCCGGCTGCTTTTCCTCAATGGCATCGAGGATGGACTTGCGGTCCACGATGCCCAGCGAACGCGCGAATTCCGGGTTACCGGTCACGGCATTCTCCGAACCGTCGGCCTCGACGACGGAGATCAGGCAGCGCGAGAGCAGGAGGGTGTTCTGCTCCGATTCCGTCGCCCGGTCAACGACCGCGAGGATCGCCTTCTGGTCCGAGCCGACGGGAAGCCGCACGAACGCCTTGCGGCCTCGGCGCAGTTCCACCTCGAAGATCCGCTGGGAGGGATCCTCCAGGTTGCGGATCGGGATCTCGTCGAGGGTGACGGCCAGCCGGAACTCCTCGCCGCACCACGGGCAGGAGTAGCGCTCCCAGACGATCTCCTCGCCGTAGGTGGCGCGGCGGATCTCCAGCAGCAGCATGTCGCGGTCGCCCAGCAGCAGGTTGTCCAGGACGGTGGGGCCGGAGGCCTCGTCACCGACCGAGACGGTCCCGCAGGCCAGCAGCGTGGTGATGAACGTGCCCACGCCGCCGGAGCGCGCCTTGGTGATGGCTTCCTCGTCGGCCCCGGTCAGTTCCCGGACCTCGGCGTCGTATCGCACGTTGGCGAAGTCGTTGCCCAAGGCGTAACCCCCCGGCAGGCGGAAATTCCCACCTGCCGGGAGCGCGATCTCGGGCTTCTTGACCTCTTCGCCCTGCGCAAGCATGGCCGCGATGGCGGCATTGGCGGCGCCGGGGTTGTTGAGGGGGTTGACGTACCCCTCGGTATGAAGGTCGTTAGCCACAGGTATTGCTCCTAGTCGAGTCGGTTGCGTCGGCCGCTATTAGAAACTAACGGAAGACGTTCCGACGCTGTTAGCCAACTTCATCTCGAAACCCTCGTGGGCGAGGGTCATCTGCTGGACGATGATCGCGTTGGCGCCCGCGTCCAGGTCGGAGAAGGCGACAGCCGTCGGCCAGGCGTTGTAGATGCGGAATGCGGCCTTGGCGGGAGTCGTGCCGGTGGTGACCGGGTGGTCGAGGACCTTGACGTCCACCGTGTGCCGGAATTCCGCACCGGCCTTGCCGTTGCCGGTGCCCTGGATGACGGTGAACAACTGCCGCATCCAGTCCATCATCTGCGAGTCGCCGACGGCCAGGCCCTTGGACAGGGTGATCGGGGCGAAGTCGGACTGACCGGGCATCTTCTGGGTCGTTGTGTTCATACCGCCCTCGCGGTACGGAATCACCTCGGTCGTGACGTTCAGCCCCGAAAGGGACATGAAGCCCATGCGGGCGAAGCCCTTGATGTCCGGGTGCTGGATCTGCACCTGGAACTTGAAGTTCCGCAAGGGATCCGAAGCGATGTGTCCGATGCTGGACGTGGTCGTAGCCATCAGGGGGTTTCCTCTCAGGAAGTGGTCGTGCTGTCGGTGGCGGAGGAGCCCCCGCTGTACTGGCCGATCTCGATGACGATGAACTCGGCAGGGGTCTGCATGGCGACGCCGACCTGGATGTTGACCACGCCCGCCTGAACGGAGGCCGGGGTGTTGTTGGTCGAGTCGCAGACCACGAAGAAGGCCGCGTCCGGAGTGGTCCCGGCCAGCACACCCGTCTGCATCAGCGTCAGCAGGTAGGCGGAGACGACGGCGCTGATCTGGTCCCACAGGATCTGGTCGTTGTCGTCGAAGACCGCGAAACGGGTGGCGTCGAGGATCCCCTTCTTGATCAGCATCAGGGACCGGCGGACCGAGACGTATCGGTCGGGCGTGCCCTGCGCGAGGGTGCGCGCGCCGTAGATGACGAAGCCGGTGCCCGGCAGGGCCTTCAGCACGTTGATGCCCGCCACGTTCAGCGCGTCCTGGTCGGCGTTGGAGAACCGGAACTGCACGTCCAGGACGCCCTTGAGGACGGTGTCGATACCGGCCGGTGGCTTCTGCACCCCACGCGAGGCGTCGGTGCGGCTGAACTGCCCCAGCACCGCGCCGCCAGGCGGCAGCACGCGGGCCGAGCCGGAGGTGGCGGTCGCCGGGTCGTTGACGATCAGCCACGGGCCGTAGACGGCCGCGTACGACGAGGAGGTGACCGCCGATCCGCCGGTGGACATGCCCTGCAGCGACAGCGCGTAGGAGTGGGCGTTGTCGACCGAGGAAGCCTTCACACCGTCCACGACCACGAAGACGGTGCCCTGCGACTCCGCCCACGCGATGATCGGGTTGAGCACGGTGGCGTCCGTCAGGCCGGGGACGTTGAGGACGATGTTGTCCTCGATGACCTCCAGGCGCTGGGCCGCTGTCGACAGGTCGACGGCCGCGACGCCGTCCGAACCGCCCGCCAGCGCAGTGCCGGTCTGGACCGCCGGGGCGTGCGTGTCGTCCCACGCGGAGGTCAGCAGCGAGGTGACCTGTATGAACTTCGAACCGGTGACGGGGCTGTTGATCAGCGCCTGCGCGTTGCGGGAATCGGCCGGGTTCAAGGAGACGTCGGCGAAACGCTCCTTGAGGTAGGCGGCCGTGGAGCCACCGACGTAGACGTACAGGTCGAAGCGACCGGACCCGGTGCTGGAGGCAACGACATCGACGTACACCGTGTTGCCCCACGTGCCCGGCGAGATCGCCGTGATCTTCAGCGTCGGCTCGGGGGTGGCCTCGGTGTCCTCCAGGCTGACGGAAGCCGCGACGGCATCGGAGGCCGCAGCGCGCACGATGTAGGCGCTGTTGCCCCCGTTGTTGAAGAACTGGTAGACGGCGAACGGCAGCAGATCGGAGGTGTCACCGAAGCCGCCGTAGGTGGCGACGTACTGGGCGAAGGACGACACCAGGGTCGGCGCCAGCGGGCCCCCCTGCTTGCACGTGCCGACGAACGCCGCGACGGACTCGCCGGGCGTCGTCGCCGTCTGCGCCAACGGCGTCAGGGACTCGTCGATGTACACGCCGGGACGCTTGTAGACAGTCATGTTGTGTCCTCTGTTGAAGATGAATTCCTGGGGTTACGGATTACTGCTCCAAGGAGTGCCGTCGGCTATGTCGTCCGTGTAGTATTCGAGGTCCAGTGCGACGCTCTGCGCCTTTACGTAGGTCTGGGCTGCAGCGCTCGTCATTTCGCTGGACACGGAAATCAGATACTCGCGGCGGAACAGACGCTTTCCGTTCTCGTCGCGGGTGTCGACCAGGGCAGGACCACCCAGAAGATCCAGTCGGCGAACGGTGCCGTCCTCGGGAATCTCCAAGAAGCCGAACCGCGAAGGAATCCGGGCCGTCTGCGCGAGGGATGCGGCCAGCGCCATGTCGTGGCTCTGGAGGCGAGTGAATACCAAAACCCGGTAGCGCAAGTCGTAAGGGATCGGGTACTCCACCAGATAGGGCGACTCGGTCACGTCGTAGGACGTGGCGTCGTCCGCCCACCATTTGGGAGACCCCTCCGGCGCATACGGAAGACGCACCCACCCCCGGTGCTCCCGGTCGTCCGCCTTCTCCATCCCGCTGTGCTCGATCACGATCAGCGGAAAGGTCTGACTCGCCAGCTCGCTCTCAGGAACCCGGTAGCGCACCGGGACGGCTCGACCGGTAGGAGCGTTCGCGTCAGTAACAGTGAGGCCCTGAAGTTTCGCCTTGACGGCGCGGTCCTCGTTTATGAGCCAAGGCATGCGTTCGCGAACCTTCTTGAGTAGAACTGCGGATAGTGCATCCCGTTCAGGATCTCAAGAAGGCTCGCGAAGTTTGTAAAAGGCTATGCGGGAGCGATCGTCGTCACCGTACCGCTGGACCCCCGGTATTTCAGGGCGCCTGCATCGACGTAAAGAATTCCGCCGCCCGAAGGGTTGGTCGTGGGAGGCGTGGTGACGTTCTTCATCGAAATCACGGCGCCGGAGGACCCACCCAGATCGGCAGACGTGGCGCCCAACTGCAGGGCGCTGGTGAAGAACGACGTGGCGCGGTGCACTGCCGAGCCACTGGCGCCCACCTCGAACCGAAGGCTTCCGCCGGAGTCCTTCAAAGCGATCAGGTCCTGCGTGCTTCCGGCCGTGGCGGTCATCGCCAAGCCGACCGTGGAGGTGTCCCCCTGGGAGATTTCCAGGGCACCGGCCGGAGCGTGCGCGGAGGCTACGCGAATGCCCACGGTGCCGTTGCTGTGCACCGCGAAGTCGTCCCGGCCGTTCAGCACCACGCGGATGGGGTCGCCTATCGCCGTGGCCCCGGTGTCCGTCGTCGAAGTGATGAAGAGGCCCTGTGCGGCGGTACCGGTTGCGCCACCATGGGTCGTCTGCAAGTCGATGCTGATGGCCGCCGCAGAACTGTCGCTGCCGTCGGAGTAGCCCGCGTGCGCGACCTTGATCGAGCCCCGGTTCTTCTCCGTTCCGGTGACTTCCAGTGCGGAGAAGTTGGGGTTGTCGCTGACGACGTTGGCGGCAGCGTTCGTGGTGCCGGTGGTGTTCGCCTGGTATGCCGTCAGCGCATGGGTGTTGGGGCTCAGCGACTTAGTGAACACCACCTGGCCGCTTGCATCACCGCTTGCTCCGGTGGCCGAGACGTGGCCGTTGACCGTGACGTCACCGGTGACGGTTCCACCGCCGGAAATATGAAGGTACTTGCTGGCCGCGTCCGCCTCGGCGGTAGCGACCCCGGCGGCGATGTCCGCCGTCTCCTGGGTGGCGTCGACCTTGTCGGTGTCGAGTTGTGTCAGGGCCGCGTTCAAAGGAACGTTCCAGTTGGCGCTGCCGGGTGTCGGGAGGCTAATCGTCATGGTCACTGACTTTCTTGCGAGTACCGGGAGAACTGGGCGTCGTTGACGAGTTCGTCGGGCTTCACCTGCACGCACTCCATGCCGACGATGATGTCCCGGCTCTGGATCTGCCCGAGCACGGAAATGGACGTGACGCGAAATACCGAGTTGTCGTAGACGATCCGGTCGGTCAGGTACTTACCGTGGTCGATGTCCTGGTCGGTGAATCCCATCCTGCGAAGGCTGTCGAACGACGCGGTGACGTGCAGGTTGTCGACGGTGTACAGACCCTGCGTCGTGTCGTCGGCGGGACCCTGGTTGTGGATCACGTGCAGAGCGGGCACACGAAAAGGGCCGGTGAAGATCTTCCCCAGGCCCGCGCCCTCGTCGTACAGGTCGTCCCCGGCCGGGTCGGTGTGGGAGAAGCGGTAGTACTCCACCCGCTCGCCGACCTCGTTCTGCCGCCCGCGCAGGACCCCCATGATGTCGGTGGTCTCGTAATTGGCGTTGAAGCGGCCGTGGGTCTTCCAGTCCAGACGGCTCACCACCAACCACCCCACGTCTGCGAGGGCAGTCCGGACTCGTCGTCGTTCTGGTGGCCCGGCCCGATCGGCGGCAGGATCCGCTGAGGCAGCGAGTAGTCGTCGTACTCCCGCTCGCGGTACAGAGGCACCAGGCGGTTGGTCGTGCGGCTCACCCGGCGCAGGTTGGTGACCTCGATGGAGTACAGGCCGACGCCCAACTTCTCGCACAGCGTCTGGTAGCGGTCGGTCGCGGCAGCGATCTGCGTCTGGATCTGGGAGAAGCGCTGACCCCTGTCGACGTGGGTGCCGTCGGAGGTCTCGACGTTGATGTCCGTGGACGCGTCGGTGGCCAGCTTCCACAGGCACTCGATCGACGCGAGCATGGCCACCAGGGACTCCTCCACATCCGGCAGGGTGCTCAGGTCCACCGGCACCTCGTCGTAGCGGATGAAGCCGTTGGCGTCCATGTACCGGGTGGCGACGGTGCGGCCCTGGGTGTGGTGCAGCAGCGCGTCGTTGATGTAGGTGTCCAGTTCGTCGTCGGCGAACAGGCCGTAGGAGGAGCCGGAGACCAGCAGCAGGGAGTCCAGAGGCAGCGCGGTGGCCAGGTCGAGGATGCCGTCCACGGAGTCCACGGTGTAGTCGGCGGGGGTGCTCAGCGGGGTCTGGGTGGTTCCGGTGATCTGGATGACTTCCAGGCCGGTGACGTTGTTGGCGCTCAGTTCGTACTGGGAGACGTCTCCCACGCCCCGGATGGTGTCGCGGAACGGCTGGAGCCGGTCGCCCAGCTCGTTGCGCACACGCGTACGCAGATCTGCAGTGGTTGCCATTCCGCGACCCCCTGTCAGGCGTTGAGCGTCAGTGCGCCAGCGGCGATCTGAAGCGATTCGTTGGTGACCGCCAGCAGCGGCGAGTCGATGGGCCAGGTGTAGATGACGTCACCGGAGGTGCCGGAAGCCGTGGTGACCAGTGCGGCGAAGACCGCTGCGTCGGTCATGTCGGCGGTGAAGGGGCCGTAGAACAGCAGCGCGTTGTTGGCCGTGGCCACAGGACTACCTGTCGGGGCTGTCCATACGACCTGCTGGCGTGCGTAGCCGGGCGTGGAGACTTCCGGCAGCGTGGACATGCTGACGCTGCCGTCCTCCCCCGTGGGGTCGGCGATCAGCAGCGCGAGGTAGGTCGAGCGCGGCGCGGTGTACGCGACGGCGCGGCCGGTGAGGAAGTCGAGCGCGTAACCGGAGTAGGTCGGGGTGGATCCGGCCATCAGGCATCAACCTTCTTGAACAGGCGCTGGAAGTCCGACAGGTGCACGGTGAAACGGCGCGTTGCAGTACCGGGCGTGTGCTGTCCGCTGTCGTTGATCACGTGGGTGTCGTGCTCGTACTCGACGAGCACCGAGTGCTCGGCAGCGTGACCGACCCCGGCAGTGCCAGCCGGGAAGACGTCAACCACAGCGACCGGGGAGCCGGACGGGATGTGTCCCAGCCCGGCTCCGTGCCCCTCGGCGTTCTCCAGCACGTACGTCTCGTCCGGGGAGGGGACGAGCGGGGCGGGAGTAGTCATGGGATAGGTCTCCTTGGACCGTCAGTGCCAGATGTAGCCGAGGCCGTCGAGGTGGTCGTACAGGGCCTTCGGCGCCTTGTAGCGCACGCCCTCCTCGAAGTCGAAGTGGTTGCCGTGGCCGTAGGTCATGTTCTCCAGCGAGGTGTTCACGCGGAACTCGCGCATCGGGGTCTCGACCTCGACAGCGTCGGACACCTCGACGGCCTCCGGCGCAGGGGCAGGGCGCATGTCCTTCGGGAGGACCTCGTGGACGGTGTCGTCGCGCTCGGCAGCGGCAGCGGCGTTGATCATGGCGATCTCGTTCGCGCGCGCCTGCAGTTCCTCGGCATGCTCCTTGGCGAGAGCGGCCTTGTTCCGGCCGGTCAGATCACCGGGACGGGCGACATTGCGTGCAGTAGGCATTTCATTCTCCGGGTTCGGGACTCGTTTATGGTGAAGCGGTACTACTCTAACGACGAAGGGGAGCAGTCCTGGTAATCCAGAACCACTCCCCTCAAGCCGCGACTACCAACTCATCGCAGGGACCGTGGCCCCTACAATCAGTTGGTCTCCGCGATCAGGACAGCCTGGTCGGTGATGAGGCCGAGACCCCAGATCGCGTACCACGCCAGGGCGTGCTCACGCCCGAAGTCGAGAATGCCGCCGTCGCGCAGTTCGACCGGCAGCGAGATCGCGTGACCGAATGCGTTGTCGCCCAGGAAGATGCTCTGGTAGACCGTCTTCCCGCCGGAGTTCTGGATCTGCTTGACCTGCGTGGTCTCGATGAAGACGACGTCGTTGAGGCGGCCGATCTCACCCAAAAGGAAGTTCCCCGGGGCCGCGTACTTGGTCACCTCGATGAACTCAGGGTCGTCGCGCAGTCGACGCGACTGGTGCGGGTGGACGAACGACACGTAGGTGTCGCCGAGACGCGGGACGTTCTTGGTTGCGAGGGTCTCCACCGCGTCCTTGACGAGCGCGGCGGTGAAGTCGAACGTGCCGTCCAGGGCGTCGGTGCCGGTCGCGGCGGTGCCCTTGGAGTACTGCGCCATGACGCCGAACGGCGTGGACTGCGCGTACTTGTTGTAGCCCCAGATCTTGCTGGACGCCTGCAGCAGGGTGTCGCGAGCGGACTGGTCCAGGTACAGGGCCATGTTGCGGCCGAGCAGGCGGGACGCGGACGCCATGACGTCGTCGAAGGAGGCGTTCAGGAGCAACTCGGAGACGGCCACGGCGTAGCCGTGCTCCGCGACGGTGATGGAGAACTGGGAGGCGGACAGAGCGTTGGTCTGCATCCGCACGCCTTCGACCAACTGGCTGGCCGAACCGAGGTTGTTGTACCGCATGAAGTTGATCGTCAGACCGGGCTGAACGCCCAACTCGGTCTTCTTCACAGCGAACTGTTCGAAGCGAAGGATCGGCATCGACTGGAACAAGATTTCCTTGCTCCAGATGGTCTGGATGGCAGCACCAAGGGTGCTGTTGGCGCCCGAGTAGTTCGTCGGGGAAGCCGACAGGTTCGGGGTACCAGTGATCGCGCTTGGCATACTTGGATTTCCTTAGTTACGGGTACTCGACCGAATTACGAGTACAGTCCACGCTGGTTCTGGGCAGCCTGTCCGACGCCCAACTGGCCCCGAATCTTGGCGTACTCGGACATAGGCATCGCCTGGAGGTCCTGGAGGGAGTACGACTTGTGTCCCGGATCGGTGTCCATCGGTCCCGTGGTGGAATAGCCCGTGGGGCTCACACCGCGCATGGAGGCCCGCTGCTGAATAGCGGCCTGCTGAACCGATTCCAGGATAGCCTGGGTCTTTTCCTTGACGGTACTGATGCTCGCCTCGACCTCGTCCGGCGAATTACCCGTGACGAAATCGAGAAGTTCCGGAGCGATGTTCTCCGTCTCCTCGCCGACGCGCCGCTGGATGTAGGTCTGGAGAGCGTTGAACTCCTGCTCCTTGGCGAACAGGGCTCGCTCCTGCGCGCGCTCCTGCTCGAACTGGGTGAACCGCTGGGTCCACTCCTGCTCCTTCTGGGCCAGGAGGTCCTTGGCGGACATGTCGGCCTCGGCCTGCGCCTTGACCTGCGCGGCGGCTTCCTGCTGCTTGCGTGCCTCGTCGGCCTGGGCTTCCTCGCGTGCCTTGCGCTGGGCCTCGATCTCGTCCAGGAACTTCTTGTTCTGGGACTCGACGGACTCCAGCCGCTTGTACAACTTGTCCTTCTCCTCCTGGCGCGCCCGCTGGATGTCCTCGGCGGTGAACCGGGGCTCGGCGGGGGTCACAGGGGCGGGCGTCTCGACGACAGCGGCCGGGATGGTGATGACGGGGTCGCCACCCTCACCGGGCTGCGGAGCGCCACCGGCGATGTTGTAGATCGGTGAGCCGTTCTTGCGGCGGCCCAGCAGGGTCATGGCGGGCAGCGAGATGCCCCGAGTATGAAGCGACATGCGCTCTCGACTCCTAGTCGGTGTTGGTGTCCGGGTCTCGGCGTAGTCCGGCCCGTGGGCCGTACGCCTGTGTCACGATTTCGTTAGTCATCTTCTGAATCTCAGGCGCTGTGATGTTGCCGAGTTCGACACCACCAGGAAGCGTCACTGGATTCGGACCACCAGGCTGCGGGCCGATGGGCTTCCCATCTGCGTCAGTCTGGGGTGCAGGCGCCTCCGCCCCTTCAGGCGGCATTCCCGTCAGTTGCAGGATAGTAGAATCTATCTGCGCCTTTAGCATTCGCAGAGCGCCCTGCTGCTTGGCGTCCTCGATCTGCTCCTCGAAGATCTCCCGGACCTTCTCGTCGGGGAACTCCTCACCGAGATCGTGGAGGGCTCCGCGCATGGATTCCAAGCCCATCGACATCTTTGCCTGGATTTCGTTCAACTTGATGAGCGTGTCGACGGGGAGAGGCGCGGGCCATTCGCACTCGGTGAAGTACGCCATGGGGTCGAGAACGTCCACCATCGGGGGCTGGTCGTCCTTCATGATTCCCTCGGTGGAGGGGTCGTACAGCCGGGTCTCCGGCTCGAAAGTAAACAGCGTCTTGAGGATCAGTTCGTTGATGCCCTGCAGGCCGACCGAGTACTGCATCTTCTTCTGGTCGTACCGAGACATCATCGGCCGGTACATGATGGCCAGGGCCACGCCGGAGGTGTTGCTCGCAGGCTGCATCTGACCGAGCGCCGTTTCCGGAACGCCGGTGATCTCGTGCATGGCGCGCTTGATCATTTCGAGGTACTGCAGCGGTCCGGCTAGGTCGACGCCGTTCTCCAGGTTGAAGACCTGCGCGTCCTTGGGTAGTCCACCCCACACCTTGCGAGGGCCCTTTTCGAGGTTGCTCGCTTTCGCGCCGGTGATGATGGTCACGGGCGCTGCGTGGTAATTGATGATGTCGCTGATGTCGGTGGCCTTCTCGTTGTACTCACGATTCAGGCTGACGATGTCTGCGATGTCGGACAGGCCCCAGGGAGAGCCGCTGACCTGGCTGTTTGCGATGTGCTTGACGGGGATCACGCCCAGCGGATTCGGCCGGGAGTCGATCAACTCGTCGTTCAGGTACTCCTCGATCGTGGAATCCGTGAGGACCTCCACGTATGTGTAGACGCTTCGGGTTCCGTCTTCGCCGGTGGCCCAAAAGCGGTACTTGAGTTTGAACCGGATCAAGCGGTCGCGGTCGTGCGGGTGCCATTCCGGAAAGCAGAAGGCACTGTTGAGCGGAAGAATGCGTACGCGGCCTGGCTGCTCTTGTCCCAAGTCATCTACGAATGCCGGTGCGTATGCGACCTTCACGAAGCAGTCACCGGAGACGCCGCCTTGCTGGCCCATCTCCCAGAGCAACTGCTCCTTGCGGTTGTCCACCTCCCAGGCACGCTTCAAAAGCGCCGGGATGATGTGCTCGTACTGCTTCACGCTCTTGAAGTGGACGCCGCGTCCGAACGTGAAGTTGTTGATGTAGTCGGCGAACGCTTTCACGTAGTTGAACGTGATCTGCGCTTCGCCTGCCTCGCGGCGGTATCCCCAGTGGTGACCCAGGTAGTATGCGAAGTTCTGGGAATAGCGGTTGAGGCGCGGGCCGTGTACTTCGAACTCCTCGTCGGCCAATTCGACCAGGCCGAGAGGCGAGATCGACACAGTGAGGTCGGATCCCGAAGCCCGCATGCTGGGGCTTGCGAACGAAATGGCACCGCTCATGGTTGAAGTACTCCGGCTCAGATCTCGATGACGTGAGTCGGCTTCATCTGCCGTGTCTCACGCTTGGCCTTGGCGCGGGTCTCGAAAGGCTCTCCGCGCTGGACGACGTTCCCGCTGGGCAGGACCTCGTGAAGGACGTACTGCCGCGTACGGTCGCCTTCCTCGTTCTCCACGGGAATTCCGCGTACGAGGTAACGGCCGTCGATGAGGGCCTTCCCTACCGTGTCGCCCTTTTCGAGGGGAAGGCGGGGAAGGACCTCATCGAGGGAGGCGCGCGGAGACCTGCGACGGTCGTTGAAGGCGACCACGGTGCTCAGTCCTCGACGACGGCCGGGGAGATGCGCTCGTACCGGCGGCCGTTGCGGTTGACCTGCTCGTAGGAGACCTCCGCGTAGTCGGCGAAGGAGCCCTGTGCGAACTCGCCCAGGTAGGTGGGCGCCTCGACCCAGGAGGCAGAGCCGACGTGAACGCGCTCGGCCATGGTCTCGGCCGGGCTCTTCTCGTAGACGTTCGCGTTGTGGTTGGGGCGGCCGGGCGCGGTGAGGTAGCCCTGCATGGCGCCCTTGGTGAACTCGTTGGGGACGTCCGTGTCGGTGGCGACACCCTCCTCGAACCGGAGAGGACCGCGCCGAACGGAGTTCTCGGCGAACTTGCGCTCGTAGACCGTGCCGACGCGCTCCTGTGTCTGCGGGTCGGGTGCGAGATTTGCCATTCTTGAATCCTCTTCCGGTAACCGGGTAACGGTATAAGCGTAGGAGGAAGCAAGAATTGATTGTTAACTAGGGATAGCCTCGGGCAGTGCGAATAGGCTCACCGGCGACACCGTGGCTGCGGGGACGGTGATGTCCCACTCCCGTCCGCCGGGGAAGCATTCCTTGACGTGCCAGGTGAACGCGGGACTGACTCCCGCCACATCGGTGGCCAGCAGGGAGACGGCCAGCAGGCCGTGGTCGATGCGCTCGTGGACCTCCTCCAGCCACACCACGGTGTCCCCGTCGACCACCCGGCGCGCGGAGGGGGTGAAGCGGACCATGGACCCGTTCAGGGTGCGGCTCTGGTCGTCCACGTACTTGGCGGTGATGTCCACCGAGGTGAATCCGGGCGGGAGGGTGATGGGCGGTGTCGTGGGCCCCGCCACGTTGGAGGGCTGCTGCGCGGTCCACCCGAGCGAGCCCCACTCGTCGCCGTACCAGTCGTTGGCCATGTCGTTCCTTACCGGTGGAATTGGGAGTTGCTGACTTCGACCTCGGGCATGGTGAACTCCTTGGTCAGCACGCACGCCAGCGCCAGGGAGTCGGCGTAGTCGTCGTGGGCGTCGGCCGCGCGGGGAGCCTGGGCCAGCACGTAGGGGCCCTCGAAGTTCTTCTCCAGGTCCTCCATCTGCTGACGGAAGCGCTTGTAGGACTTCAGGCGGCGTGTGTAGGCGTGCGCGGGCCAGGTCAGCAGGCCCCGGTCCATCAGTTCCATCAAGTGTTTCCAGCGCCTGGACTGCTCGGGGCGCTGGGAGGACAGAGGCACGATGGTCAGGTCGGGCAGCAGGACCTTCAGGCGGGATATGACGACGTCACCGACACCGCCCTCGTCGACCGCGATGGCCATCACGTTGTAGTTCCGCACGAACTCCACGATGCGGAAGTACTGGGCTTCCCAGTCCAGGCCACCGAGGTCCAGCCAGTTCAGGATGCGGTGCTCCATGAAGCCGTACTCATCCGGCCGGTCCCAGCGCACCCACACCGCCGTGACGATCGTGCTGTCCTGCTTGCGGGCGGGGTCGATGCCGATGACGACGGGCGTGGAGTGGTAGGCGTGGACGGCCTGCATGGACACATCGCCCAGCTCGTCCAGGCGCTCGGTGGTGGTGAACATGCCCTTGTCGAGCAGCCAGATCAACCTGTACGAGAGTTTGAACTCGTCGGAGTCCTCACCGATGCGCAGCAGTTCCTTCTTGACGAACTTGGCGTAGTTCTCGTTCCACTTCGAGACTTCCTTCCAGTCCGCGTCGAAGTGGTTCTGCCGTGCGCCGCGCCGGGTTGCCCCGCGCTTGTTGATCTGGATCTGGTTGTAGAAGACACCCTTTTCATAGGTCGGGGTGCCGGTGAAGACCATGGTCGCGTTGGTCGAGGCACCCATCGGGCCGATCGACTTGTTCACCATCTTCTCGTCGGCGCCCTGGCACTCGTCGATCAGGATCAGGTGGTAGGTGCGGCCTTCGATGGTGGCGCGGGGGTGACAGGTCTGCTTTCGCACCAGCGAGCCGGAGCGCTTGAGGGAGATGGAGCGGCCCTTGCCCTGCACGGTGTCGTCGATCTCGGGGTCGGCCATGATTTCCAGGGCGTGTTCACTGGTCAGGCGGGCCACGATGCGGCCGTACAGGTTGTCGGCCTGCTCCTCGACGGGAGCGAAGGCGCCGACCCACAGGCCTTCCTTGAACTTGCCCAGCAGGTCGGGGAAGATCTTCGCCAGCCTGGGGAACATGATCATGCAGGCGGCGACGGTGTTGGCCACGGTCTCGGACTTGCCGGACTGTCGGGCGAACAGCGCGGTGAGCGTCGCGCCATCGTTGATGATCAGCGACTCGATCAGGCGGGCCGCGAAGGGGCGCTGGTATCCGTAGAGCGGGTGGCCGGAGACCTCATCGACGATGAGGAGCATCTTCGCGACGATCTGGTCGACGAAGGCCTGGCTGGTCTGATCGAGCACCACTTCGGTGTCGAGCCGCGCCTGGCGCTCTTCTTCTGTCTCGTCGCTGACGTAATCGTCGTACTCGACGTCCTCCGCTGCAGACACAACTAACCCCGATCCCGGTTTTCTTCTCCGGAATCGAGGTTAGGTGTTTTCTGCTACGGGTTTATAATTACCGTTTCTTAGGCGTCTTCCTGATGTTTCGCAGCACAAGGATCTGCTGGACGCGCTGCCGGGTCATCCCGAACATCTCGCCCACCATCTCGTGGGTGTAGGCGCCCCTCTTGGACAGGTACACCGCTTCGATCAGCGCGTCGCGGGCCTCGGTGGAGGTCGCCGGGTAGTCCTGGGCGCAGTCGTCGTCGCAGTACACCTGTGTGTCCCGCTTGGCCACACCCAGGATCCTGCGGCAACCCCTGCAGCGGACGTCCACCAGTTCACGGAGCATTGCGTGCGCCTCCGCCGTTCTCGTGCCAGGCGCTCTCCAGCCCCTGCAGCACCTCGTCCAGCAGCCCGATCGGGAAGGTCATCCCCCTGCCGTACTCCTCCAGCGACGGCACGAACTCCCGCAGATCGGCGAACAGCCCGTCCTGCGGGCTCTGCACCGTCGAGACGTGGATCTCCTTGTCCGCCACGTACGCCACTCGCGCGTGGATCGTCCTCTGCTCGGCCAACACGTCCATAACTCCTCCAATTTTCACTACTACGACCCTACTCCTACGCAAGCAACTTGTCGAGAACGCTTGTCGAGCGTAGGGTGTCGAGTAGCCACAACGAAGAGCGTGGTCCCCATGTGCTGGGCACCGGAGCGGAGGTACCCTTCGCTTCATCCGGTCTGTGGGGGGCACGGGAAAAGGACCTCTCCGCTGCGGAGTACCGACTGGCCTACGTGGACGGAGAAGACCGATGGAAGACTGGAACCTGCAAAACGGCATACAGCGAGCGACCGGCTCCGAGGAGCTGGATGCCCTGCAGCAGCGCGAGCTGCGATCCGAGCAGATGCGGTTCTACCAGAACGCCAACGCCCCCGAGTGGCACGGCATCGGCGGCAGGCAAGGCATCAAGGAAGCCGCCATCGGCATCGGGATCCTTCTCGTCATCGGACTGATCTTCAAGTACGTGCTCGGCATCGGCTAGACCCCCGAACGACACAAGGCCCCACCGGCAGATGGACCGGTGGGGCCTTCGTCATGCAGAGACAGTTACACCCAGGCGTCACTATCTCTGCTTCACTGCGCGCGGCGGAGCTGCACGACGTTGTCCTGCGAGACCATCGCGGTCAAGAACGGCTTGCCCTTCATGGTCAGGTCCCTCCGCTTGCGCTCACTGGACAGCCCCAGGTACCTCTCGGTCGTGGCCATGTTCGAGTGGTGCAGCAACGCCGACACCGTCCTCAGCGCCGCGTCGTAGCCCAGCTCGGTGGACATCGAGTCGAAGTACGCGCGGGCGACCGCCCGGCGCAGAGTGTGCGTCCCCTCGTAGCGGGTCGGCAGCCCCAGCGCCTCCAGCGCTCCCTTGACGATCTTCTCCGTGCGCTGCACCGGCCGGTCGGAGTGCCACACGTACGGCGTGCGCTCCAGCACCCGGCGCCCTGTCGTCTCGTCCACGTAGTTGCGGGCGATCAGGTTCCCCGACCGCGCCGGAAACAGGTAGTCCTCATCGCGCAGCGGACGGCCCAGGAGCTGCTGGTACTCGATCATCCACGCGCGCAGCTCCCTCTCCAGGTCGGCCGTCAGCGGCATCTCGTCCTCCTCCCGCGTCTTGATCACCGTGACGAACAGCTCCGAGCGCGCGAAGTCGACGTCCCCGACCTTCATGCCGGTGATCTCACTCGCCCGGCAGGCGGTGTTGATGGCGGTCGCCAGGTACGCACGGTGCATGCGGCACTGCGCCTGATCCAGCAGCATCAGCAGGATCGACGGGGCGGGCTGCTGCCGCTTACGACGGGGCTCCGGCAGCGCCTCCACGCCGCTGAGGTAGTTGTCCAGGTGCGTGTACCCCTCGGCCTTGCAGAAGGCGAAGAACACCTTCAGCCGCTTGCGGTATGCGTTGTGCGTGCCCGGCCCGACCGGCTCGCGCACAGGCTGCCCCTTGATGCGGGTGGTGTGGGAGTCCATCAGGCCGCCGGGGCCGTAGAAGAAGTCCCGCACGTTGTGGGAGGTGAGCTGCTCGAAGCTGGGGTCCTGCAGGTGCGCGGTGAATCGCGGCAGCAGCGTGCGGTCCACCCGCATGGTGTTGTCGGCCTTGCCGGAGCGCTGCCGGATGGCCAGGTATTTCGCGACGGCGCTGCTCAGTGCGATGCTCACGCGTCCTCCTCAGCGCCGGTGGTCAAACAGGATCTCGCCGTCAGAGAGCATTGATTCGATGTTCAGGTTCGCTGTCGCCAGACCTCCGAGACCTTGGCCACGCAGGGTGTCCGTGGCAACCACGAGATGCGGACGGAAGATGACCTCGCCGTGGACGAGCACGTGGCTGCGCTGGCTGCCGTAGCGGAACGGATGCTGCTGCACCCCGGGCAGCTTGGCCGCTCCCACGAAGCCGACCAGGCCCGGGTCAGCGGTGTCCTGGATGAACGCCCACCCTCCCGAGCGTCGGGCGTTCTCACCCAGCAGGAAGCGGATCTGCGCGTCGGTCTCGTCGTTGCTGAACATGTCGTCCTCCTGGAGTGGGGCTGGTGCGCCCACAGTACTCAGGACAAGTTATCTCCGCAACTAGCTTGCATGAACAGATGTAGCGGTATCTCTGAATCGGTACTACGATGCCGGTCATGACGAACCTCATCACAGCGCCACTCAGGACCCTGCCCCACAACCCAACGACCACCTGGGAACTGAAGCCCGGCCCGGTCAACCCCACCAACTACCGCAGGCTGCTGGAAATCCTCTTCGCCCCCGACACCGAGACCGAGGCCATCGACCCCGACCGGCTTCATACCCAGGCCGCCTGACGGCCGGGTCCCCAGAAGTTAAGATCGGGCAACGAAACGACCCCGCCAGAGTTTTGCGGCCATGGCGGGGTCGTCCTGGCCGATCACGAAGGGATCGACATGACGCAGCTTACTGCCCCACCCTCCTTCCAGATGCCACGCATCGAATCCTTGGTCAAGCGAGTCGCCCTGTACTGCCGCGTCTCCACCAAGGAGCAGGCCCTCGGCTACAGCATGGACGGCCAGGAAGCCGAAGGACTCGCGCACATCGACCGCGACCCCTACCTGCGCCTGTTCAAGGTCTACCGCGACCCCGGAGTCTCCGGCACCAAGGTCAGCCGCCCCGACCTCGACGAACTGCGCGAGGACATCCGCCGGGGCTTCATCGACGTCGTCCTAATCAAGGCCATTGACCGCATCGGCCGCTCCGAGCGCGTCCTGATGCCCTGGTTCTGGATGCTGGAAGAGGCCGGTGTCCACACCATCTCCCTCACCCAGCAGATCGACACCACCTCGGGCAACGGCAAGTTCACCCTGAGCATCTTCATCGCCATGGCCCAGGCCGAGTGGAACGCCATCCGCCAGCGCACCGTCGATGGACTCAACGCCAAGGCAGCGCAAGGCGGATGGGTCTGCGGCGTCCCGCCCTACGGATACACCCTCGAAGGACGCGGCCAGCGCGGCGGATCCCGCGTCGTGCCCTACCAGCCGGAAATCAAGATCCTGCTCAAGGCCGCCGACTACCTTCTCGTCAAGGGCTACTCCCCCGAACGCGCCGCAGCCGCCCTCAACGCTGACGGCTACCTCACCCGCAGCGGAGTCCCCTGGACCGGCGCCAACCTCAAGCTCCGCATCATGGCCATCCTCGACCAGTACGTCACCTTCCGGAACATCGAGGTGCGCAAGGGCACCCCCGTTCAGGTCGGCCCCGACGGAACGCCGAAGTTCGGCCCCGCCCAGAAGATCTCGCTGCCGCCGATCCTTCCGCAGACCACCCGCGACGGCCTCAAAGCCTACTTCTCCACCCGCACCCGCCCGCGCGGAAACCGCGAGCACCTGTACTACCTTTCCGGGCGCATCATCGGAACCTGCACCGGCCGCCTGGTCGGAAAGCGCCGCACCACCACCGAGACGTGGATGTACGGCTGCGAAGGCCACGGAGAGGGGCGCCGAAAGAGCACCAAGGGGTGCAAGGCCTACCGCGCCGAGCTGCTCGAAGCGCACGTCTGGAAAGGCGTCGTCTCGATCCTCAGCAACAGGGCCATGCTCGAAAAGGCGGCCGACGACTGGATCGGCACCCTACCCGTCAACGGCGACGACTACCGCGACCGAATCAACGAACTCGACCGCAAGCTCGCCGACAATGAGCGCATTCGCACCCAGACGCTCGTGCAGTACGCAACCGCCGGAGTCGACCCCGTCGTCGTGAAAGCCGCACAGGACAAGTTCGAGGACGACGCCAGGGAACTCCAGTCCCAGCGCGCCATTGCGCAAACGCTGCTGTCGGAACTGGAAACAGCCCTCGACCGCCGCGCCCAGATCGTGGCTCTCGCGGAGCTTTCCCCCGACCGGCTGCTGCGCCTGGCGCCCCACGTCCGCGCACAGGTCGTCGAAATGCTCGACCTGCAAATCGAGATCACGGCCGATGCCAAGCACATGCGGCTGGCCCACCCCTGCAAGATCGAGGCGTACTTCCGCGAGCACGGAAAGCTGGTGCCCGACACGCTCACCAACGAGCAGTGGGACAAGCTGGTGGCCGCTGTCCCCGCACTGTCTCCGCACAACCGCAAGATCTCTCTGCGCAAGGTGCTGGAGGCGGGCTTCCACAAGGTCCGCGAGAACCTGCGCTGGAAGCAGCTCCCGGCCGCCTACGGCTCGGAGGTGTCCCTGCGGGCGGTCTGGCTGGAGTGGCTGAACGGCGGCGTCCTGGACAGCGTTGTGGAGGCGCTGGGGCAGTACCCGGGCACACCGGTGGAGGACCGCGAGCTGCCGGAGATGAGGGTCACGGGCGTGCTGGAGGGGACGCTGGCCACGATGATGGGTCAGACGGCAGTCAACAACCTGCTTGCACCTACTGCGACAGTCTCCTCGGAGGCAATTCAGGAACGTGCAAGCACATCGGTAACGCGCTCTGTCCCGCGATTCTCTTTGGTTCTGGACCGCCTGGCGGCCTAGTATCGCAGTCCGGTCGGCGCCGGGTGGTGCCTTCTCTCCTGACTCCAGGAGGGGAGGCACCTCGTCGTTCAGCCCTCGCGGCGAATGAGGACGTCGAGCACGCCCAGCAGGCCCTGTGCGCCGCTGCGGGCCTCCAGCAGGCTCTCCGGGGTTGCCTGCTTGCGGTAGTCGTCCAGGGCCTTGGCCAGGCCGCTGCCGACGCTGTCGGCCCAGTCGAGGACGTCGACCGTGGGCAGCCGGTCCAGCCGCTTGGCCGCCTTGGCTCGGGTGGGGTCGGTCGGAGTGGCCGCGCCGTCAGCGCCCTGCCACAGTCCCTTCAGAAAAGCCCAAGCGCGCACAGGACCTCGTACTCCTCGTCTACGTCGTTCGTGTTGTCGGCCACGACCCGGCGGGTCGCTTCCTTCTCTTCCTCGGTGTTCTCAGAGGTAGGCACTGAGGGTTTCCTCCGATACCTCGTCGAAACGCTTGGTGTCCCGGATGACCTCGGTGGAGAGGGCATTGCCGTATCCCTGGAGCGCGACGTAGAGTGCGTCGCTTTCCGTCCGGCCGGTTAGGCGCCAGCGGCCGAAGACGAGACCCTTCCCGGGCCATATCTTGATGATGAGGGAGCGGGCGTGCCGATAGGGCGGCTCGATCTCGTCGGTTGGCGCTTGATGGATGAGCGGGGATCCGGGTGCGAGGTTTATGGGGTGTACGAAAAAGACCCCGATGTCATGAGTATTGGGCATGACATGGAGCCTATTCGCCTGGCCGCGCGCTTTGGTAAATCAGGAGACGCCGGTGGGTTCGTCGAGGTCGTGTTCTGGTGCATAGGCGAAGTTGTTGAGGGTGCGGTTGATGGCCCGGCCTGGGCTCTTTACTCGCTTGAAGTTCCGCCAGACGTTCGGCGGGACGTTGTAGTAGCCGTAGACCTGTCCGTTGCGGAATCGCACCCGTAGCGTCTGAGAATCCCTGTCGTAGCCTGCGGCAAGGGTTCTCGGGCGCGGCGGATTGATCGAGGGGGTCGGCTGGTAGGGGAGCAGGTCGAAGTCGTCGCCGTCCCGGGCCAGTTGAATGGCGGCGGCGAGTTCCTGGGACATGACGCGGCGGGAGCCTGCTCGGGCTGGGGTGTTGGGGGCGCTGGCGGGGGGCTGTGGGGGCGGTGTGGAGCCTCCGAGCATGATGCGGTCGTAGGCGTTGCCTGCGCGTCCGTTGGTGCCTGCTGTGTTGACCCTGGGGATCTCAGGGCCGCCTCGTCGGCGTGTTGCCACTTGGGTCTCCTTACAAAAACGGCCCCGTCCGGGTGGAGGGGGCCGTCGGTCCGGGTGATCAGTCCCGGGGTGGATCAGGCGGGGACGTTGGCCACGGTGGAAGCGGTCGCCGGGGCGTTGGTGGCGCCGGGGGCGGTCGCGGTGCCCGCGTTGCGGGTGCCTTCGTAGGTGGCGGTGCCGGTCAGGCGGTCGTCGGCCTCGGGGCCACCGGGGTGCGCGGCTGCCTCCTCCGGGGTCAGGACGACCAGTCCGGCGTTGGAGGTCGCCGGGTCGATGCCGATGGCGCGCTGGGCGGCGGGGTCGGGCAACTGGGCGTGGACGAAGACCTGGCCGGGGATGGCGTCCACGTTCTCGTACTTGGTCTCGTGCTGTACGGTCCAGCCGAGGTTGGGGTGGTCCCAGTCGGACGAGCGGCCGGGGACGACGTCGGGCAGGGCGGCCGGGGTCTCGCCGACCGGGGCCTCGGTGTTCTTTGCAGCAGCCACTGTGGTTCCTCTTCTTGTGGGTTACCGGTTTTGCTGGACTGTCCAGCCCGGCTCTTGTACCGGACCCTCTTCGTCCTCTTCACGATTATGAGGGCAGTCAGGTCCGGAATAGACATGCTGACCCTCTTGGAAGATGCAACTCGACACGTACATGGGTGTTCTCCTACAGGGAACTGCCTGCCTCGGTATTCGAGCCTAGCGGCATTCCTCCGGGGGTTTCCCATGGCTGGCTTCCGGCGAATTGGTCGGCGGAGAGCACGGAGTCGCGGAGTGGGGCGCCTGCGATGGTGAAGGCGTAGCCTCCGGCGTAGGCGTCGCCGGTGGCGGGGATGGGTTCAGGCGTCTTGTTCACGGTTGCCTTCTCGGGCGGCGTCGAACCCGGAGCGCAGGCGGGTGAGGCGGGTCTTGTAGGTGCGCAGGACGGCCATGTGCTCGCAGGCCGTTTCGACGAGTTCGCCGACTTCGGCGACGCAGCGGTCGAGGAGGTCTTCGATGTCGGCGATGTCGTCGTGGTCGCGTGTCTGGGGAAGCAGTGGCATCACGAACTCCTCCGTCTGCGCGGCCGTGGGGTTCCGTCGCTCTGGAAGAGGTCCAGGACGTCTTCGAGGACGTCGGTGACGGTTGCCTGGACGGCGATGCTGTCGCGGGTGGCCTGGACGAGGTCACGGGCTGTGGTGACCATCTGTTCGGCGAGGGGTACGACGCGTTCGGTCAGTGCTCGCAGGCGTCTGTTCTCGGCGACTTCTCGCCGGTAGGCCTTGCCGGAGACGACGACTTCGGTGACGAAGACGGCGAAGATGAACGCAGCGATCGGCCCCAGGACGAGTGGACTGTCTACGGACAGGCCGCCCGACCCGGAGGCCGATGCGAGGAAAACAAACATCCCGGGTACCGCCCGTCGCTAATTTATGCTTGCGACTTAATGGTACCCGGGATGCGGTATTCAGTTTTAGATATGAAGGCCAGCCTTCTTGAGCTGATTCTTGGCCTTGATCCATCCGGGCGTTGACCCGGTCAGACCGCTGACCGAAGCGACCTTGCCATCAGGAGTTATCCACTTGATGTGGTTGCCGCCAGTGATCTCCACCTTCCACTTCTGCTTCCGGGCGGCCTTGGCCACCTTCTCGATCTCCTTGTCCGCGCCCAGTCTCTGGGACATCGGGGGGTCGCCTTCCTGTGGGGAGGTAGCAACTCGTTGTGGTTACAGAATAGGTTGACGCACAATCAGTTCGCAAGCACTTTGGCTACATCGCTTGCTGTGACCCACGTCACATACCGCAGGTAGCCTCTTGACAGGATCCCTGCACCACGTCGCGTAGGGAACACGCGTTCGACCTAGGGGGCGTCTACAACCACCATAGGTCACAGGACACGACGAAGCCCCGACTACCTGGGGGCAGCCGGGGCTCGGTTATCGCTTAATTGGGCAGGTCGCGCCTGCGCAGAGGGTCATGGCGCTGGGGGTTGACAGGGACGATGACCGTCACAGGGTCCTTGCCAGGCTCCAGCATCTCCCGCTTGGTCCAGTAGGGCTCCACCCACACCGTGCGTCGCTGATGGCGCTGGCCCATCTTCCCGGGGCCGACCCACACGCTGCGGAAGTGACCGGCGCGGTGCTGCGGGCCGTACTCCACGCCGGAGGGGCCATACAGGCCGTCCTGGCTGCTGTTCGCCCGCCGCCGCGCCTCGTGGAGAGCCGGACCGACGTACCAGCCCACACGGACCCAGAAAGGGTCTCGGTTGGTGGGCTTTCGGTTCTTCCCGGTCTTCTGTCGGCGCCGCTCGTTGACGACAGGCTCCTGTACGTCGCGGTTGTCACAGCACAGGTAGGTGATCACCGAGAAGACCGAGCGGAGCAGCGGGGCGAAGGTCTTGAGGGAGTCCTTCTGCGCCGCCTTCGCCTCGGGGACCCCGTGCCAGTTCTCGACGAACTTGATCGCTTCTGCGGCGGTGAAGCTGTCACGGCCGGTGGGCAGGGGGATGAGGTCCCGCGCGGAACCGGGGACCATCTCGCCGGTCTCCTCGTCGACCACGTCGTACAGGAACAGGACACCCAGTCCTTCCCGCTGCGGGTCGTTGGTGTCGCAGAGCGCGGATCCGACCCAGCCGAAGATGAAGAATCCCCGCACGTAGCCTTCAGCCGTTCCTCCGCGTCCGAGCCCGGCAGGCCAGGGGTCGGGGAGCATCACCAGCGGGTTGATGTGCGGCAGCCTGTCGAAGATGGCTCCGGGGACCTTGTCCATCTTGCTGCGGTAAAGCGCGGAAGCCAGCTCCTCGTTCAGGTCGTAGGTGACCCTGCCGTTGCGCTTCCACATGTCGCAGACGGCGATCTCGCCCATGAGGTCGCCGACCTGGATCAAGGTGGCGGTGTCGAACTGGACGCGGTCCTCGTGGTCCCATTCGAAGGAGATCCCTCGCGAGAGCGACCGCAGCTTCCGTGCGATCTTGGGGATGCTCCGCAGCTCGTTGCCCGCCTCCGTCAGCATGTCGACGTGGCGCATGGTCGCGCGGTGCGCGGCGATTCCTCGGCGCAAGGTCTGTGAGGCCATCGGTCCCTCCCGGATGGGTAGATCGTACCTCCGGAAGACTAGGCCCCCGGACTACCATCAAGCAAGCGATTTCCCAAGATGCCTTGCTCTCCTTTTCCGGGAAATGCGGAGCCCCGCCTGTACGTCACGGGGAGACGCGTAGACGGGGCCCCAGGAGGTCGCCCTCCTCCTCCCCTAAAGCGAGCGCCCAATGGCCGCGAGAGGGGGTGGTGCACCCATTCCGTCCGCCTCCACCTGTCCAGGGTGGGGACGGCGGGAATGGGCGTTTTCGCCTGCCCTTGCGGGCTAGGCTTGCTTCATGGCGGAGGCTTTCGTTCGGGGCGACGACGTGCATCACCTTGCCTGCGGCGTCTGCCCCTCGCGTTCGTATCCAGTCGGCGAGTTCGATGTCTTCGAGCGGCCGACGAAGGACTGTCCGTTCAACCCTGCCGACGGTCACCGGTACTCCGCCGATGGCACGCCGGTGTGTGTGCACCCGGACAAGGTCGGACTCCCCGCCAAGCGGTACAAGAGCGAGGGCCTACCGCTGGCGGCCGAGGTGGTTCTCCCCTCCGAGGAGCCCGACCTTGTCCCCTACCTACACGACTTGCTGTACGGCGCAGCTCCGGTTCTGCTCGAAGACCTCATTGCCAAGGCTTCCGTCGAAATCCGGCGGGAGTTCCCCCACCTGGACCCGGTTGTGGTGCTGCGCCGAGCCTTCGGTTAGCTGCTACGCAGCGGCGAAGTCGATGACGTGGGAGAGCCCCATGTTGAGGAACCCCGCCGCCTTGTACTTCTCGTTGAGGATCCCCTGGCGCCGCAGCGCCTCCTCGTGGTCGACCCAGTAGCGCTCCGGCGGCTCGCCCCACGCCGCCTGGTAGACCTGGTGGGTGTAGTCGCCGGTGCGCCAGTCGGTGTGCTCCTGGTCGGTCTGGTGGATCACCTGGACGCCGATCCGCTCGGTGATCCGCGCCAGGAGCTGCGGCTGCGCGATCATCGCGTGCGTCATCTCGTCCACCGGGATGGCGATCGGCACTTCGGCCAGGTTCTCGTCGGCGGTCATCTCGTAGACGGCCGCCTTGATGGCCAGCGCCCGCAGGCCCTCCTGCAGCAGAGGGGTCTTGTCGGTGTCCTGGTTGTACAGGCTGATGATCGGCGTGCCGGAGAAGCAGGTCCAGTCCTTGTCGTACTGGAGCGTGGCCGCCACGAAGTCGGGGAATTCCTCGTCGGCCTTGAGGTCATCCAGGATGTCGGCGGCCCGGGTCGCCACGTCCTCGACGGCGGGAAGAGCTGGTGTCGTTGGGTTCACTGCTGCACTCTCCTAGTCGGTTGTGTCCACCTGCAGCCCCGCCCGGCCGCCGCTGTCCTTCTGTCACGGCCGAGCGGGGAGTCTCATATTCGGCGGCGATGCCTGCCCCGAGGGCGCTCGAAGGGCGGGGGTGGCTGGTCCAGGTCGCCGGAGATCACCGTCTCCAGCACCTGGTTGCCGAGGTCGCGCATGCAGGCCTCGCACGAGTACATCGGGACCGAGTGCCCTGCCACTGTCACCGGGCCTATCCAGGCCACCCGGGTGCGCGTCCGCCCGCACCACAGCCAGCACCGGCCGGTCTGCCAGTGGTTCGCGTCGTTGTTCCTGGCCGTGGTGGGCGGGTAGGTGAGGGCGTCCTGGACTAAGCCAGGTGGGGCGCCGGTCAGCATGTGCCTTCACGCGAGCGCTTGTTGGCCAGGGACACGCGAAGCCGCAGTTCCCGTTTCGCACTGACCGGTTCCACGTTGCTCACGGCCGTCTCCCACGGCTTGCGGGACATCAGGCCCACCACGTGCAGGATCTCGCCCTCCACGCGCACCACCTCCGCGAAGCGGGCGTTCACCTTGTCTTCGACGATGTGCCCGATCAAGCCTGCTGCTCCGTCTGCGTCGAACACTGCGGAGCCTCCTCCCGGCGGTTGGCCAGCTCGTCGAGGCACGCCGCCAGGTTGACGGCGACGTCCGGACGGCAACGGCCCAGCGAAACCAGGGGATTCTGCACGGATGCGAAGTCAGGCCCGACGGAGGGGAGCACGAGACCCACCCGTGCAAGTGCGTCCTTCAGGGTGCTGGCCGCAGCATCCGCGTCGGCGACCGACCACGTGCTGGGATCGGGGGAAGTATCCGACAACGTTCTCTTACCCGCCATGGTCTCTCCTTCGCCCAGCTCGCGACCGGAGTCCAACGGCCGCGCAACGAACAGCGGTTGAGAGAGCGAGTGACAGCATCACCACTCTCTGCTAGGTAGGATGCCCCCTAACGACGCGTCATGCAAGTGCATGGACTCGGCAAGTGCGCGAAAGAGTGAAGGCTGTCCCGGACCATGAGGTGGTGGCAGACTGTGGGGAAGCACTCGCAACCAGGGAGGTCACGTTGGCAGACAGCCCAACGGTGCTGAAGCGACGGCTCGGCGCCGAGCTGCGCAAGATGCGCCGTGCTCGGAACCTGACCACCGCGCAGGTAGCGAAGGATCTGGGCTGGTCCGAGTCCAAGGTCAGCCGTATCGAGACGGGCAAGTCTCCGCTGGCTGACCAGGATGCCAAACTTCTGCTGGCGCAGTACGGAGTTGACGATTCCGAGGAGGTTCGGCAGTTCATCGGCCTCACGCGGAAGAGCCGACAGAACGGCTGGTGGCACTCCTTCGGCGACACGCTTCCGGAGTGGTTCAAGCCCTATCTCGGATTCGAAGCGGACGCGGCGTCCATCCTGACCTACCAGACCGAGCTGGTCCCCGGACTTCTCCAGACCGAGGGCTACGCAGAAGCTGTGATCCGGTCCATGAACCCTGGGATGTCCAGCGACGAAATCGACGCCCGAGCAAGTGCGCGAGTCCAACGCCAGGACATCCTAAGTTCCGACGCCCCGCCGAGACTCTGGGCGATCATCAACGAGGCGGTCGTCCGTAGGGTCGTCGGTTCGCCACGGATCATGCATGAGCAGTTGAAGGCCTTGGCAGACTTCGCGGAGACGCTCCCGAACGTCACTGTCCAGGTGCTTCCCTTCGACGCCGGGGCCCATGCGGCGCTGGGATACAGCTTTTCCTACCTGACCTTCTCGGACGTACCCGGCTCCATCGCCTACTCGGAAGGACCCACCAGCGCGACCTACTTGGACAAAGATTCAGACCTGAGCCGCCACGAGGACATCTTCCAGCGGCTGGTGGCCGCCGCAGAGCGGCCCGAGAAATCCGTAGACATGATCAGAAACATCGCAGAGGAATACAACCATGCAGGGTAACAACCTCGTCTTCGTCAAGAGCAGCTTCAGCAACGGGTCTGGGGACTGCGTCGAGGTCGCCAAGAAGACCGACGGCGGCCGTGTCGTTCGCGACTCCAAGAACCCCCAGGGCCCTACGCTCGACTTCACGCCGAGCGAGTGGTCCGCGTTCGTCAAGGGCGCGAAGGCCGGAGAGTTCGACAACTGAGCTAGCGCACAGGGAAGCCCCCGGCCTCACGTTGAGGTCGGGGGCTTCCTGTCGTTCTTCTAGTGGCCCATCACCGCTCGACAGAGCAGCACGGCGGCCACGAGGCCGCTGATGAACGCCATGACCATCAGCACTGCGATCTTGCGCTCGTCACTGCTCACAGCCACTCCCCCGTCATCGCGCCGTGGACGTCGGCCTGGCGGTAGTTGTCGGGCTTGAGGACCTTGCCGTCCTCGCGCCGCAGCACCTCTCCGTTCGGGCCGACCTTGCTCATGTTCGAGCGGTGCACCTCCGCGAAGACGGCCTCCAGCGGGATGTCCAGGAGGTCGGCGGTGCCGTAGACGACGTACAGCAGGTCGGCCAGTTCTTTGGCCAGGGCCTCCAGGTCGGAGGACTTCCCGCCCGTCAGCGACTCCTCGACGATGTTGCCGATCCCGTAGTTGAGGAGTTCGGCCGCGACCTCGTTCCACTCCTCCTGGATCAGGCCCGCCCGCAGAGCGATGAGGTTGTCGCGGTCCTTGCCGGTCCGCTCGATGAAGGGCTTCTCCCCCACCGCCCGGTGCCACTCGCGCAGCGCCTTCATGGGTCGGTGGGTCTGGGTATGAAGCAGGGTGCGGATCGTCACATGCTCTCCTTGGGGGTGATGGCAGTGCGCACGTGCGCGGGCAGTTGGCTGACGATCTGCTCGGCGTGGGCCTTGTAGGGGGTCGTGGGGCTGTCGCTCTCGGTGTAGTTCAGGAACCACAGGAAGGGGCGCTTCTTCCACTGAGGCAGGAATGCCCCTGCCTCTCGAAGGCGACCGATCTTGTGGCGCAGGCCTTCGCGGGCGTCGTGGTCTCCGACCCAGATGTGGTGCCCCGCGTCGTAGGAGGGGCCGTGGAAGCCCCCGCTGCTGGTGACCTGCCAGTGCTTGAAGTCGCGGGGGAACTCGGTGTTGTAGAAGATCTTGCTGGTGTTGACGGTGCGCCCCCGGTAGGACTCCAGGGTGGCGAGGATCCCGTCGGAATGCCACAGGAGCAGGTACTGCTCGGTGACCGAGCGCTCACCCTCGTAGGCGCGGGAGGGGAACTCCCGGCGGTGCACGACCTGGAATCCCAGGTCGTTGTAGACCGCCACTGCCTCCTGGAAGTCGCTGCCGTGGTGGGTGTCCCCGGCCGTCTTCAGGGCCTCTGTCTTGGCCTGGTTGCCCATCATGGCCAGGGCGAAGCCGAACTCGGCGGTCGCGGGGTCGTCCTTGTAGGACTTGCCGGTCCTCCGTTCGGCGTCGGCCAGGGCGTCGTAGGCGAGCAGGGTCTCTATGTCGGTCACTGTCTCTCCGTCTTCGGGTGGGTTCCGGGGTGAGCGCGGACTAGTCGGGGAGGATGTCGCCGAGGTCGCCGGGGTCGACAGCCAGGGGCAGGCGGCCGTCGTCGAAGAGGGTCACGCCTGCCAGCGCGTACGCCTGATCGACCAGTTGTGCGCACTGCAGACGGTCCGGCCGGATGATCCGGCGGTTGATGGCGGGGATCCACAGGCCGAAGAAGCGCAGGCCCAGCGCGGCGTCGTCGACCCAGTTGTAGGGCACACCCTTGCCACCGTTGGCGTGGGTGAAGCCGAGCGCGATGTCCCAGATCTTCTCCCGCGTGGCCTGCGGGAGGACGGTATGAAGGTTGTACTTCGCGTTCGGGTAACGCGAGACGTGGGAGAAGCGGGCGCCACCGGGCTGGGCCTCCACGATGATCCCTCGCGGGCCGACGATGAAGGCGTGGTTGTAGCGGCTGAAGGTCAGCAGCCGGATCATCCAGGCGACGAAGCCCTTGGTGGCGGTGACGCCGAAGGAGCCGATCGGGGGGTAGTCAGCAGCCATCGTTCTCGGTCTCCTTCGGCTCCGGCTGCGGCGTGTCCTGGGCGGCCGGGGCAGCCCCCATGGAGCCGTAGAAGTCGTACCAGTTGACGTAGTTGCCGATCCGGCCGCTGAAGAGGTCTCCGTACCGTTTCTTGCCGTAGGGACGCGGGGTCCAGACGGGGTAGGAAACCGGGCCGTAGGGGTAGCCCTCGTCGTCCCGCTCGACGACGGTGGTGACGGTCTTGCTCTGCTCGTTCCAGGAGCCGTCGGACGTCTTCTCGCTGTAGACCACCGTGGTGGTCGTCGTCTTACGCGCCACTGTTCTCCTCCAGGGTGTACTTGCCGTAGAAGTCGATGTGCAGGTTGTCGTTGTTCTCCGCGCGAGCGCGCCACTTCTTGGCGAAGACCTCCCGGGAGTAGAAGAAGGTCTTGGCGGTCCAGGTGCCGTCCTTGTTGAGCAGCACCCGGACCTTCCACAGGTGGCTGTCCCTAGCGGTCTGCACCGGCACCGCCGGGCTCGGTATGAAGTCCGCCGGGGACGAACCCCTCCATCTCCATGAAGGGCGTCGACAGGGCGACCGCGATCTCGTCGTAGATGCTGGGCCTGCCCTCTGCGGTCACCTGGTCGTGCTTGGCGACGAACAGAGCGGTCAGGTCGCGGATGTTGACGTAGTACTCTCCGTCGTCGTTCTGGACGAAGCGAAGGGCAGCACTGGGCATGGGAACTCCTCGGGTTACAGCCACACCCGGTACTCGGACGTGACGCGCCCCTTCTCCGGGTTGATGAAGTGCAGGCGCTGGGACGGGTCGCCGGTGGCGGCCACGAACTCGTGGGCGTAGATGTTGTCGCTCTCCGGGCTGCCGGTCATGAAGACGGAGCCGCCGTTGGCCAACTGCAGTTGCATGGCCTGGTGGTAGTGCCCGATGTACAGATCGCGGAACTCCGGGAGTACGCCGGACGCCCACTGGTTGGCCTTGCGCAGGATCCCGTACGCGGGGATGTTGCCGCCGAAGGACTTGATCTCGTCGCCGTGGATCGCCATCGCCTTGTAGTTGCCGATGGTGAAGTGCTGGTACCAGTCGCCGGAGGTCTGGAACTTCGACAGCCGGGGCTCTTCGGCCAGGCGCTCGCGGACGATGTTGTAGACCATGCGGTCGACGTTGTCGGAGGCCTTGATGCCGTCGCCCTTGCGGCCGAGGCGTCCGTGGTTGCCGTACTCGGCGACGACCTGGACCTCCTCGTACATCGAGAGGGCCCGCCGGATGGTGTACAGCATCAGGTCGGCGACGTCGAACATCTGCTCGTAGAGCGTGCCGTCGAGTTCCCAGACCTGGCCGGGGAAGATGGACACGCCCTCGACCATGTCGCCGGTGAACAGCAGGACGGCCTTGTCGACGGGGTGGTCGGCGCGCTGGATCTCGGTGATCGCGTGCGCCTTGTCGATGTACTTCTCCACCCGGCGCCGCATGATCTGCCGGTCGTAGGTCTCGGTCTGCTTGCCGCCCTGCCAGTCCGTCAGGTGCCACAGGGCGACCTCGGGGACCCCGATCCGAGTGCGGTAGACGTCGGGACCGGTGTAGGGCGTCTCGCCGACGTAGCGGGCCGCGTCGGTGGCCGCACGGTAGACGGCGTCGATGTACTCGTCGCCCCGGGCCTTGGCCTTCTTGTAGGCGGCGAACAGCCGACGGTTGTCGGCCTCCAGGGTCGCGATGCGCTCCTGCGGATCTGCGGCCTCGCCGTCGGCCACTGCCTCGTTCTCGCCCTCTTCGGGCTGGGTATGAAGCGGCTGCACGTTCGGCCTCTCCCAGTTGTTGGCGCCGCGCCAGCGCCGGACGGAGGTCTCGGTGGTGCTCACGCCGAGGCGGACCAGTTCGGAGGCCGCCAGGGAGTGGGCTGCGGATCCCTGCAGGATCGCGCGCACCCATTCGTGCTGCTTGGCAGCCTCGGGGAGCGGGAGTGTGCTCAAGGGGTGTTCCTCTCGGGTGGGGCTGTCTGCCGGACCGTTCCCGGCCCGACCTCGGGTACGTTATCAGGGTTACCGTATCCCGCGCAACCCTCACTTCCGGAGTGAGTTACCGCCACTCCCGCAGTGAACACGGACAATACGGCTACAGCATCATGGATAGCTACACTTGTTACTGGTTCAGAACCAATACCAAGGAGTCATCTCATGAGTGGTCTCGGTGGCAACACCTTCATCCTGACCGGCGCGGACCTGGCGGTCGCCCTCCCCGTCCCGGTCGCTGCGGAACTCGCGGCGGTCTACGTCAACCTGGGCACGGCGGGCTCGACCAACTCGGTCTTCACCGTCAACAAGAACGGTGCGGCCACCTCCGGCGTCGTCACCATCGCGGGCGGCGCGGCGAAGACCGGCAACAAGGTCATCACCAACCCGTACACCGGCGTCAACGCGGCGGCCGGTGTGTGGACCGACCAGCAGGCGGGCAACCCGCCGTACCCGAACTCCACCGGTGGCGTGAACAACGTCGCCCCGCTGGCCACCTTCGCGGCCGGTGACACGGTCTCCCTGACCACGGCGCTCGGCACCTCGGCGGCCAACCCCGGCGTCACCCTGGTCTTCAACACCCTCTGACCGCAACCGCAGCGCCCCCGGATCACCTTCTCGGTGGTTCGGGGGCGTTGTGCTATCTACGGAGCGCACGAGATGTACTGGTCCTGCGACCATTGCAACCGCTGGGGAACCGGCGAGACCGACGTGGAGGCGGCCGTGGAGCGACTCAACCACATGGCCACGCACCGCGAGTCCCCTCCGGACATGACAGAGCCCCAGCACGAGTCCGTGGATTCCGAGGACACTGTCCTGGACGCCAAATACCTGGCTTGGGGTATCACGGCTGTGCTGGGGCTACTGTCTGCTCACTGGCCGCTGCTATCGGGGGTAGTCCCCTTCGCGGCCCTTTTCTCCTGGATCCTCACCCACAAGAGTTCGGGAGAGGACGACGAGTACGAATAGCCGGTTGTTCACGCAACACCGGCAAATGCGGGCGGGATGAGTTTAGACGAAGGTCTAGAACCGCCATTTAGACCTTGCTCCCCGACCTGGATTCGAACCAGGAACCAACGGATTAACAGTCCGCTACTCTGCCGGTTGAGCTATCGGGGATTGCGTACCCAAGGTGGGGATCGAACCCACACGCCTTTCGGCGCCGCTTTTGAGGCGGCTGACTGTGCCAATTCGTCTACTCGGGCATGTGCCGCGCAAACCCCTCGGTCGAGTCGGGTCGATTCGCGCGGCCTCGGATGAAGCCTACTTCACGGTGTAGCGTCCGTAGTAAACGGAGTGGGTCCAGGGCTTGTAGAGGTTGACTCCCTTGCCCGGCTTCTCGGCCTCAAGCCAGGTGTGGGAATTGACGTAGATGGCGACGTGGTAGACGTACCCCGACCTGTAGTGGACGAAGACGAAGTCTCCCGCCTGCGGCGTCCGCACGTGCTTGCTGTGCCTGTACTGGGCGTCGGCCTGGCGGGAGATGGACTTCCCCAGGTGCTTCAGCGTGTACTGGGTGAATCCCGAGCAGTCGAAGCCGTGGGACGGTGAGGTGCCTCCCCACACGTAGCGCACGCCCCTGTAGGTCTCCCCCTTGGCCACGATCTTCTGGCCGGAGGTCGTGTGGGGCTTCGGCTTGGCGGGGTGATGCTGCTTGGCGGGAGCGTGTGGCTTGGCCGGGGCGGCGTGGGATATGTAGATCCGCTCGCCGGGGTAGATGTGGTTGGGGTTGGACAGGTGGTTGAGGACAGCCAGGTGCTGCCAGGAGGTGTGGTGCCGGTGGGCGATTCCGCCGAGGGTGTCCCCGGCGTGGACGGTGACGTAGGAAGCCACTGGGGTCTGGGCATGCGCGCTGTTCATTGCCAGCGGGGAGAACGTGAGGGTTGCTGCGATCAGAAGGCCGGAAATCGTCTTCTTCATTGTGCACTCCGCACGCCTGCGAGATTAGGTGACGGGCTCGGATAGTGCTTTCCTACCGCGCCTGCTGGCTCGGATTCGCCCCGTGTTGCGTTTCGGTCTCCCGCCCCTGTTCAGGGTTGATTGCAGTGTTTGTCCAGGAACAGGGTTGAGCGTCTGGACAAAGTGGCCCCCTCTGGAATCGCACCAGAATCTCCCGCTTTTCAGGCGGGCGCATTGACTGCCTCTGCTAAAGGGCCATTGTGCGAGAAGACCCTCCACGGGCCGGGGAGTATATGCCCCGCTTACGCTTCTCGCTTCGTCTGGAGGGCCGGGCTCGAACCGACGACCTCTGGTTTCCAAAACCAGCGCGCTACCTACTGCGCTACCTCCAGATGTGCTTTCGAACTGCTGCCAAGGAGCGATCCGTCCGGAGCGAACCCCGTCGGCGTGGTAACGACGTTACCGTATCCCTGGGTACCTTTGTCAAGCAAATCTCGCGACAGCTTGCAAGGAAGTGATGGGGGGCGTCCCCCGCCGGGTCTTACGCGACGACGCACTCAGATGGCGTCGGCAGCCCTGTCAGGCGGCGGGGAACGCGAAGCGGCCGAGGCGAGGCGCCTTCGAGACCGGATTGACGGGCGCGGGCATGCTGGCGGCCGGGGTGGACCCGGTGCCCTGCCGTCGCTCGCTCGTCGTCTTCATAGATCTTTTGTACCGTATCGGGACTACGGCTTTGTAATGCCAGGCCACTGCCTGGGCCGCTCGGGCGTGCGGCGGGGTAGGACACTGTCCCAGGGCAGCACAAAGGGGCTGGGGGATGATCTCCCGCAGCCCCTTGAGTGGGTACGTCACCAAGCTCTAGCTGTGCGCCTGCTCATACTCGCGCAGGATGTCCTCCGGCAGGCGCCCGCGTGCGGGAACCTCTCGGCCTTCGCTGGCCAGCCACTCGCGTACGTCCTTGGTGGTGAAGGGCTTGCCTCCACGCCCCTGAATCGCCTTCCGGACGTGGGTGCCTGTGCGCATCTGGGCGTCGTTGGCGACGTTCAGGTAGGGCTGCAGAGAGCTGGTCAGACTCTCCTGATGCTCCGCGCACAGGTCAATGGAGTAACGGGTGGTGCCGACAGTGATGTGCGTGGGCACGTCGTCAGGAACAGGCTGGCCGCAAGCTACCTCCGCGCGCCTGCGTGTCACCTTCAGGTCGCAGAACTTGCTTACCTTGTCCATGATCCTCCTTAGCGTCCGGCGCTGTGGGGGCAACCGGGCGTGTTTTCAACGACGCCCTCATACTGCAAGCACGTTACCGTTTGTGTCAAGCAATTCCGAGGTTTCGGTTACGTCACGTGAGGGGGATCACCCTGCGTGAGGGGCGGGTCTGCCGGTGCTCCACACCGCCTGCTTGGGCTGGTCGATGTCACCGAATGACGGCGATCCGCCGTGTGCGGCGGGCTCCGGAAGGTGGTAAGCGGTGGAGTGGTGCTCCATCGCTTCGGAGGTGACCACGCCAGCGGAGAAGAGCGTCGCCACGGTCGCTGCAATGCCGAGCAGGTTCCGCTGGATGGCCGACGGCCGCTTGCGGCGGTGGCGCACAGGGGAAACCGGGGGCGCCACGGGCTCCTCGGGGAACCAGAATCCGAACTCCTGCCGCTCCTCGATCCAGCCGAAGATCAGCTCCCCGGCCTCGACCATGGACATCAGTTCGCTCTCGATCTCGGCCTCGGCTACCTCGTTCGGGTCTTCGCGCAGGATCTGCATCGCTCCGAACCGGGCCCGCAGTTCGCGGACCTCCGTCTCCCCCGTGTCTTCCGCGTCATCGCGAAACAGCCTGCTGACCATGTAGGTGGTACCCCTCCCTCGTCCGGTCCGTTGACCTGTCGGACCGAGTTGTCTATGTCACAGCCCGGCGGCGTTTACGCATTGCTACCGCCGGGCCGGTGGTGCCTCGTGGAGCGCTGGTGGCTACCAGGTGGAGTCCATCGGAACGACCTGGACTGGCTCCTGCACGAGCCAGGTGGAGTCGGCCTCCGTGGAGATGTTGCTGGTGGGACGGTTGCTGTCCGCGTGGACGGCCGAGGCTCCGAGGGTCAGAGCGACCGACGCGGCGATGGTGGCGAGTGTTACGACGACGCGGCGAGTGATCTTCACGGGTCTTCCTTCATCGGGAGATGCGGTCGAGAAACTGTTGACAAGTGGTTTCCCTGGGGAACTGGCGTTGTCTCTGGGTGTCCAGTGGTTGATACATTGACGGCCGCCGTTCCCCAACTGCAAGCGGGTAGGCCTTCAGGATCACGCACCTTCGGGAATACGCAGGCCCACACATGACCTTCACAGATCCGCTACCTAACGGTAACCAAGACCTTCCGCCGCAGGTCAAAGAGCTTTACCGGCAGGCACTCCTGCACCAGGAGGTGGCTGCCGGAGCACCCGGGCTCCCCGAAGCAGTCGAGCTGGGAGTGCTGGCCCCTGGTACCCACGTTGGGGGGTACCGGGCCACCGAGCCCGATCTCGTCATCTCGCGGCTGGTGGACGACGCCACTCATCGGATAGCGGAGATTAGCGCCTTTATCGCCGGTCTGCCCTCCTTGCGACAGACGCTCACGCAGATCTACCGGGAGACCCTCAGCTCCGATCGTTCGGGGCAGGTGGAGCACCTGCATGGCAACTCGTTGATCAACGAGCGGATCGAGGAGGCCATAAGCTGCGCCGCAGGGGAACTGATTACGGCTCAGCCGGGCGGTCCGAGGACCCGGGAGCTTCTGGACCGGTCGATCCCCCGCGACACCGAGGCGTTGGAGCGCGGGGTGAAGATGCGCACCCTCTATCACGCCACGGCTCGCCACAGCCCCCTCACGCAGGAGTGGGCGAAGGTGATGGCGGACAAGGGAGGAGAGATCCGCACGCTGGATGCTCCCTTCCTGCGGATGGTCATCATCGACCGCAAGTCGGCGTTCATCCAGGACTTCCTGTACCGCGACGCGGACGAGCCCGGCAACGCGTGGGCTCACCTGATCAAGGATCCTGCTGTCTGCGCCTTCATCGCGGAAATCTTCGAGCGGGACTGGAACCACGCTGACTACTGGCACGGCTCGGAGGAAGGGGCGGTGATCAGCGGCGTCACCACCCGCATGCAGCGGGCCATCCTGCGCCAGCTCTCCTCCGGCCGCACCCAGGAGCAGACAGCGCGCGATCTGGGCCTGAGCACGCGCACCCTGCAAAAGCACCTCACCTCGCTGCGTACTCGTGTCCCCCACCTGCAGTCGGTTCCGCAGATGACGTACTGGTGGGCCACCTGCCCCGACCGGGTGCTGGACTGAAACAGCGAAAAGCCCCCACCACGGAAGTCTCGTGGTGGGGGCTTTCGGTCAGGGGTCTAGAAGTTGCCGGGCGCCACCTGAAGGCACCGCAGGCCGAGCAGGCGCCACATCTCGACGACCTGGTCGCGGTCGTCGAGGACCATCCAGACGTTGTACTTGCCGAGGATGTCCCGCCGGTAGATCTCCTCCTTGACGACCGAGTCCTTTCGCATGTCCCCGGCAGTGCGCATCAGCAGGGGCGCGTCCACGGTCCAGTCGCCGAGGTACTGCCGCAGCCACATCGCGGTCTGGGAGCGCGACTTCCCGTCACGGCCGGAGACGAAGATGATCTCCGCTCCGCCCTTCTGGCGCAGCGTGAGCACCAGGTCGACGATGTCGCTGTGCGCGGAGTCCTCGCCGACGCGGTCCCACTCGAACGGGCTGCGGTCAGCCATCTTGGCCAGCGTGCCGTCGATGTCCACCAGCACGGAGTCCGGCAGATCCACGTCGTACTGCGGCGCCTGCAACGGCTTGGGCGCCAGGTACTGGTCGTACATCTTGCGGATGACGGCCTCGCCGACGGAGCGCGACCGCTTCAGGTCGCGGTTGATGCAGGTATGAAGCGGGACGTCCGTGAAGTCCTTCACCACGAACTGCGCGCCGTGCTCGGAGGCAAGCGCCCGCAGTCGCTGCTCGTGGTTCGGGTTGAAGTTGGTGTCGTCCACGATCACCGACACGCCCTTGCCCAGGTACCCGGCCGCCAGGAAGTCGCGGGCCTGGACGGTGCGCCGCTCGTTGGGCCCCTTGAAGACGCCATCGTTCAGCATCATCCGCAGGTCGTCCTTGTTGACGCGCACCACGGTGCCCGGCTGGGCCTTGCGGACGGTCTCCTTGGCCCAGGTGGACTTCCCCGAGCCGGGCAGGCCCTTGGTCATCGTGAGCGTCAGCACGTTCTTCTCCTTGGGAGGGGTGGGCTTGGGTCGGCAGCAGATGCACTTGACGGTCGAGGTCACTTGTTGCCTCTCAGGTAAGTGTCGTGGACGCGCTTGGTGTACCGGGGCATGATGAACGGGGCGTGGTAGTCCGGCTGCAGACGCCACCGCCCACCCCCGCGAAACCACAGGTAGGGCTTGCCGAACAGCACGCATTCGTGCACTTGAAAGGCGGGCTTCATGGGGTCTCCCTGCAGCAGCCGTCGCAGCCGTGCACGCCGCGAGCCTCCGCTTCGGACTCGGGGAGCATCAGTTGCGAGAACGTCAGGTCGTCGGGGTCGGGGTGGCCGATGCCATGAGGACAGGTGCGCTCCATCAGCCCCCGGTCGAGCCGGAAGTGCTGGGGGAAGCCGCTCATCCCATGCTCGGAGGGGTTGTGCACGGAGCAGTTGCGGCCGATGCAGTCCTTGCGGGGGTGGGCGAGGATCTTCTCCCCGCCCACCAGTTCCGCTACCTCGAACCAGCCGCCGAGGTCGAGGTCCACTAGGCGACGTCCTCGTTGGTGTTGTGGAACGGCTTCTCGTAGTCCGGCCGGACCCGCTTCCACAGCCGCTCGGAGACGTCCTTGCCGTCGTACAGGCCGAACAGCACGTCCTTGTACGGGGAGGTCTGCGCCAGCAGCGCGAACTCCTTACGGCGCTTGGAGGCGTCCTCCTCCGGCCGCTTGACGTGCCGCATGATCCACTCGAACTCGGTCTGCGCGTCGTCCTTCTCGTCCTCGAAGGCGCGCTCCAGGCGCTGCGCGACCTTGTGCACCCACTCGTAGAACTCGTCCGGCACGTGGTCGATGAACGCCTCGATGCCCTGCCCGTGAGCCATCGCGTCCCACACGGAGAGGCTGCTGACGTTGGTCAGGATGCGGTGCAGCCGCACGTACTCGTCGAACTTGAACTTCACCCGCATGTCGGTGCCGGGGAAGCGAACGACGAACCCCTCCTCGTTGGCCTGCTGCGGGGCCGCCAGCACGTCAGCGAGGGTCTCGAAGCGCCGGATGTGCGTGTTGACCGGGCCGGGGAAGTCGTAGTTGTTGAAGGTGCCTTCGAAGTCGTCCGCGAAGGGCAGCGTCCGGCCGGTCTCGGTATCGAGGACGGCGATCAGGATCAGGTCGTCCATGTCCTTGTAGTCGACGACGATGCGGTTGCCCGGGTAGACGATCTCGAACAGGTAGGTCAGGCCGAGGATGGGCTCGAACTCCGGGTAGCGGGTCCGCAGCACTTCCGTGGCGTGCAGGGCCTGCGGGGAGGTGAAGGAGCCACGCGTGGCTATCGCGTGCTCCCCGGTATGAAGCCCGTAGAGGACGCCGAGAGAGCCGTCCCACTTCACCGAGGCTTCCACCGGCTCGATCATCAGCCGCGCCTGCTCGTGGGCGGGGATCTGCGACCAGTTGAAGAACTTCTCGAACGGCCGCGAGACGATCTCGTCGGTGATCACGTTGACGATCAGTCCCCGGGTCTTCTTGGTGACCTCGTTCCACGCGTTGTCGTACTGCGCCTTGTTGGTGTAGTTGAGGACCACCAGCGGCTCGGTGGGGTGGTTCTGGGTACGCACGTACCCGGCCCAGACGGCGACGCCCAGTTCATGCTTGTCGATGACGTCATACAGGTTGGTCATGCAGTGCTCCTCGGTGGTGGGTTACAGGCGCTGGTCGAGGGCCGTGACGACCCGGTCGGCGAACGCGTCGAAGAAGACGTCGCCGAGGCGGGTGTATTCGTTGTCCAGGAACTCGCGGGCTACCGCCTCGACGATCTTCCGAGCCTTCTCGCGGTCGTTGGTCTGCTGTGTCAGCCAGGCGGCGCCGATGCTGGACTGAGGGATGGTCATGTGGCCGAGGTTCAGGTCGCGGACCGGCTCCTGCGGGCGGGCGTGCTTGGGCATGATCAGCCTTCCTGCTGCGTCTTCTTGGCGGCCTTGGCGGCCTTCTTCTTGGCCTTGGCGGCCTTCTTCGCGCGGGCCTGGTGGTCGCGGATGTTCAGTTCGCCCTCGACGTCGTCCAGCGCGTCTTCCAGCAGCTCGACGAAGCGGTACACCGCGCCCTTGAGGACGTCTGCCTTGTGGCGGGAGTTCTGCACCACGGCGCGCAGAGCGTCCCGGTCCTTCTGGCTGACAGTGTTGCCGTAGACGCCGAAGTCGAGCGTCACGCTGCGGGTGCAGTCCTGGATCTGGAGACTGGCGCCGAAGTCGAGGTACTCCTCGCTCTCGTCACCGTCGCTGATCTCCGCGAGGACGGCGCCCAGGGAGTGCTGCCCCGGGTTGTTCAGGAACTCGCGGATGTACAGGCGGCGGTCGTCGATGGCGGGCTGGTTGCTCATATGTGCTGTTCTCCTAGCGAGACTCTTCGGAGACCGACTGTCCGGCCCTCCCGACAGGCATGAATCTATAACCTCGATACGGTAATCGCAAGTGGATACGAAGGACTTCTTGCGATTGGCATGTGACTCAGGACACACAACGAGGAAGGCCCCCGCCGGGTGATCCCAGCGAGGGCCTTCTTGTCACCTACGCCACCAGCGGCGTCTCTTGGGCTCTGGACGGGCGTTCAGCAACAACGCCAGCTCGTAGCAGTACAGGCACCGCCTGAACCCCCACAGCGGTTCCACGTGACTGTCCTCGGCGAGCATCGAGCGTCCGCAGTCCTCACACGTCACGATCGGTTCTGGTGCGAAGAGGTGTGTACGTAGCGCCATGTACTCACGCATCGACATCTGACGGATGTCGTCGACCGTGATCACGCGGCGCTCGGTCACCTCAGGCCGCGAACGTAGTAGATGAAGTCCTGCAGCCGGTCGGTGCGCGGGAGCGGCGGCAGGATGGTCTCCTGCGCCTCGAAGACGTCGAACTCCCGGCGGAACTCCTTCTCGATCTGCTCGGCGGACATCTCGTCGAAGGACCAGTAGAACTCCGGGTCCGGGACCTTGACCGTCAGCGTCCCGTACTCCAGCAGTTGCTTGCCCTGCCGCAGCAGCCGGAAGCAGTGGCGGGCGTGCTTGGCCACGCGGCGCTGCCTGGCCTCGTTGGCCATCTCCTGCTTGATGCGCTTGATCTGACCGATCGCGTAGCCGCCGTAGGCCGAGCGCACGTAGGTCTCCGACAGGAAGTCCTCGCGGATGTCGACGAGCCACTCCCCCTCCCACGAGTCCCGCTCGTACTCCTCCAAATACATCAGGTCCATGATCGTCGGATTGCACTTCAGGGCCAGGGCAACGTACTTGCCGACCTCGTGCAGGGTGACGTCCGGCTCGTGGGTGACGAGGGAGTCCTTCCAGATCTTCCCGATCTCGAAGAAGTCCTCCACCGGCCGGACGAAAATCCCCAGCCGGTCTATGTCCGAGCCCGGCCGCGCGAGGCCGAAGGCGGTGCTGCCGACGACCCCGCGCAGAAGGATGTTTCCGCTCATCAGAAGTTGTAGTCCTCGTCGCCGGAGGAGGAGTACGCCGAGGCGCACTCCACGGCGTCCTCGGCGGCGCCCTTGTACCCCTCCAGGGCCATCTTCAGCGCCCGGCCCCACGTGGCCCCATCGTCCTGGTAGGACTGCGCGAGGGTGAGCAGGTACTCCGTCTCCAGGTCGACCTCGATGATCCTGGAGGCCACCAGGTCGTGCACGTCGGTGCTGTTGTTGGCTTCCGCCAGGTCCAGCGCCTCCAGCGTGACGCCCTTGTAGGCCAGCACGTGGCCGACCTTGCACGACGGGCAACCCGTGCTCGGGTCGAAGTAGAGGCAGTCACCGTCGATGGTGGAGTACGTGTAGTTCTCCCCCTTCTCCTGCACCGCGCGAGCCAGGAGTTCCTTGGCCTCCGGCAGCGTGATCTTGACGGGAAGGGAGGTCTCGGCCTCCGGGGTATGAAGCGTGCTGTCGGTCATGAGGACTCCTGATCAGAGGTGGTGGAGGAGGAGGGAGGCGATGGCGAATCCGGCGATCCAGCCCAGGATGCGCAAGAAGGTCTCCAGGACGACCATCAGGTAAGCGCGGCGGGAGCGGCGCGCCTTGGACTCGTCAGTGGTCTTTCCCATGGGACTCCTTGAGTGGCGATCAGTTGAAGAGGGTGAAGAAGGCGTGCATGGCGATGAAGACGACGACGAAGACCACGGCGTTCGCCGCGACGATGCTCGCCGACTGCAGCATCTTGAGCCACAGCGGCGTCTCCTTCTCAGGCTGGTCCGGCACGGTGTCTCCCTCGGTTGATGACGCAGTCAAGTTACCGTTTCCGAGTTACCTATGTCAAGGGATATTCGGGAGGTGGTGAGGGGCCCGGAGAGTCCGGGCCCCTCGTTTACAGCGAGTTGGGATCGAACAGGTTGCCCACCTTGGGATCCTTGATGAGCGGGGTGAGCTTCCCCCGGTCCACCCAGGTGCCCACCGTGCTCGGCGCGATCTCCAGCCGAGCAGCTACCTCTTTCGTGGTGAGCAGTGCGGCTCGGTCGACGTGCTCACCTGTCTCAGGGGGCAGCTCGGTCACCTCGACGGTGGGCCTGCGGTGAGACAGCACCCCAGACAGCCGCTGGAAGGTGAGCGCGGCCAGGTGGGTGCCCAACGCGATGCAGATGGTCGGGGCGGCCGACGCGAGGATCACGTGCCCCCACGTCGGGGCGTCCGACCTTCCCGTCACGCCCGCGTAGGCGGATCCGTGGGCGACGTTGAGCACCAGTGAGACAGCGGTGAGACCGACCACCGTGCCGATCGCCCACCGGTATCCCGGAGAGCCGACCAGCGCCAGCGAGGCGACCACACCCAGGCCGTCCAGCCCGTCGATGACCAGGGGGTAGAACTCCCTGACCTCGTGCAGGCCGATGCCATCGGCAGTGTCTCGCAGGGGAACCCAGCTCACCCGCATACCGACCAGCGCCACGAACGCCAGCGCCACCAGGATCAGGGTGAACCCAAGGACGAGACCGGTCGCGTGCAGGCCGTTGAGCGACTGAGACGGGGGTGAGACAGGCTCTGTCTCAGGGATGCTCGCGCGTCTCGCGCGCCAGCTCTGGATAGGGTTGGGGAGTCCCATGAGTGAGGCACACTCCTCGTTGGTGGGACAGGGGCCCGGTCGGTTCTGCGGACCGGCCGGGCACCCGCATACCTGCTAGGTATGAAGCGCAGCCGTCATCTCTTCCTCAATTCCGATACGCGGTTGAGCGTGTAGTCGACGGAGTTGCCCCCGATGCTGGCGTTGGCCAGCACCAGGCGGAGGACGGACAGTTCGAAGGCGTCGATCGCCTCGTCCACCTCGTCGCCACCTACGCCGAAGTCGGTGCTGCCGACCTCGTGCAGGTGCGCACGGGCGTCGTCTCGCTCCTTCTGGCGGTCGATGCGAGCCATTACCAGGTACCTCCGGTCTTGGCCTTCTCCCAGGCCGCCTTGGACACGCACACGCTGCCGGTCCTCCTGCCGTACCGCAGGTCCAGCCTCCAGCAGGCGTCGTGGTGGTCGGTGACCGGGATCCACGAGCCGATGACCTGGATGCATATCGTCGAGGTACCCGAGCCGCTGCACTGCGAGGTGTAGATCGGCATCATGTACGAGTCGTCGTGGGCGGGGTCGTAGTGCTTGCTGGCAACCGTGCCGTGCGTCAGCGGCGGCTCGACGCTGCAGCCGGTGAGAGCGAGCGCCCCCGCGAGCGCGGCCGTAGCCACGTAGATATGAAGCCGCTTCATGCGGCCCTCCTTCTGTAGGTCCTGGGAAGTGTCCGGCCCGCAGGCTGTTGACCCACGGGCCGGGCAGTGCTACTACTTCGGCGCCCAGCGGTAGGACGACAGGAGGTTCCCCTCGCTGACGCTCCAGTGGTCATCGTCCTCGTAGCCGGGCAGCTTGCTGATCGCCCGCTTCCGCAGCGACTGGCAGAAGTTGAACGCCTCGGACTTCTCCCACTCCGGGTGCTCGCACGCCTGGTACTCGAAGCCGTCGAGCGCCTTCAGCACCGAGACCGGGTTCGGGACGCCGGAAAGGCGCT